GAACACATCTGTTGGGAATGTGATTTTGATGACCAGCGTTTTACTGCATTGGAAAGAAGTTTTAGGACTTAATTTTAAATTAGTGAACAATGGTGATGACTCGGTAGCAATAATGGACTTGAAAGAACTCCCCAGATTTCTGGAGGGTTTTGACTTGTTCTTTACCTGTTACGGGTTTAATATGGTGGCTGAACAACCAGTCTACTTAGTTGAACACATCGAGTTTTGTCAGATGAAACCAGTCCATCTTGATATAGGGTGGATGATGGTTAGAAAACCAGTGAGTGTGTTTAAGGATATGATAGCCATTTCAACCAGAGGCGTAGCACATTATGACAACTATTTAAAAGATGTCGGCATGTGTGGTCTCTCTTTGTACGCAGCTTGCCCTTTAGTCGGGGTTTTCTATGAGACCCTAAGCCGGATGGGAGAGGAAAGATTAGAGGGTGAGTTACAAGGGGGATTAGCTTATTGGATGAAGCAAGGGGATGTCGAGAAATTGTCTATTGTTCCGGGCAGTTATTCGACTGGCAGCCTCTTGAGTTATTGTAGAGCTTTTAATTTGAGTCCTTCAGTCGTAGGTGAGTTTGAACAACGAGTGAGGAAGAATCTGCTAGACGCTGTGTCTTGGCTGTCGCTCTTGTGTTAAAATGAATAACACAAGTAAGAAGAATAATGCTAGGAACGGGGGACCCGTAAGTACCCCCATCAATCGTTTGGAATTTATCAACACTGGGCATGCAGCTCAAGCGAGGTATTTGGCGGCTTTGGCCAATCCTTTTGCTTCGCCGGCTGTTCCGGTCCCTGATTCGTTCTTGACTGCTCACGTATCTAAGATCGGGTACGAGGCCGCTATAACCAATTGTAGAGGTCTCATGCTCACTTTCACGAAGGAAGCCAACGAAGCTACCGGAGACTACAAGGTCCAACTTGAGTCTTATGACGGTACCTCGTGGACTACAATTCGTTCGTACTCCACCGAAATTGGTGCTCGCTTAGTGGCTGGCGGTATTGCTTTTGAGGATGCTAGTCCTGCTGATTCTATCGGCGGAACAGTTACTTACAAGCAGTATGACCAAGCCTATGCTGGTACTGGTATTGAGGGAGTCGGCGAAGATGCTAGAATGGAACGCAACCGTGGATTTGGTGCGGCGATCTACGAGCTCAGACGCCGTCAGGCACTTGAGTTTGAAGGTTATGCTCGTACTTCTATCCAGATTGAGTTCAGTAACAGCATCACTGTAGTTGCTAAGTTCGCAGCCATCGTCGAGACGGACGGCAATCAGGGTTTCACTGAGAACCGAACCTCGTCGAAGGACTTCTTGATTACGTCATCGTATGATAACCATCACGCTGGTGTGTTTGCGGACATACCAATGCCTGACTTTGATACTTCTTTACTCCCACCTAGCCATACCACCATTGAAATGGATGGTAATGGTAAGCACCAAGGTGCTATGGCTGCTGCCGCTCATTGGGTGGCTTCAGCAGCTGGGTGGGTTTGGAAGCACAAGGACAGCATTGGTAAGGTTGTCACCAAACTGCCGCAATATTACCACGCTGCGGTTAATTACGGTGGATCGATCGTGAGTCACACGGGGCAAATTTTGTCCCTGGGTGCTCGTGCTGCCCCATTGATGTTGGGAGCTTAATGTGGCGTATGCTACTAAAGTTGACCACATCGTTTGGGCGGTGCTTTTGCACTGTCGAGGATGTGAAGGAACCGATGCCTTGTCGAGGTGAACCAAACGAACCGAAAGTCCAGTAGCACGCGACTGGCAATGACCATCAGAGTACGGAAGCCCTGGCCAATTTCCGTAGCCCTCTCTAGCGTGCGGGCCCTTCAACAAGTAAGAATAACCT